TTGCAAAGTCCTGGATGCCAAATTTCCGGCCATTCGGTTGTAATCACGGGCGCCCAGGACCATGGTTTTATCAGTTCCCAGGACGTCATTTTCAATCATAACCGCATCAGCCAGAGAAATGTCATCATACCCAGCCAAAGCGGTGGCTGTGACGGCATTTCTCACCAGGATACTCCCCCAGATTTTGACGTTATTCGCCATGGCCCGGTTGATACCAGCGGAGAGAGCCTGAGCGGCTGACTTCGCTTTCCGGTCACGGTAAAGGTCGTCACGCATTTGTTGAGCATCCAACTCAAACGGGACGTTGTCAATGGTGGAGAGCGTGGCCGGTACACTCATTTGAGTGACAGAGCCAACGCTCAGCGTGATATCCAGGCCTTGGACTAAGGTGGAGATTTGTGGAACAGGACGCCAAACCGTATCGCCCCGGCGTTGCATATCAGAGCCGGGTTGTCGAAATCGGGCCGCCTGTTTCGCAACCGTGTTGTCGGAGTCAAACTGTTCAAGGACTTGCTCAAACAGTACAACTTCCTCTTTGTTAAATTGATTTGATGGCATTTCTTTACCTCAGTTTTATGCCCTTTTCCTTCATTTTCTTTTTGAAAGCCAGGACCTTGTCCATACCTTCCCCAGATTGCGCCGCTTCCCTCAGCTTGTTGAGCTTGGTCTGCAATGCTTCCAGGTTGGATGGGGTCCCGCCCTCAAGTTCAATGTCGGGGTCAGGAGCGGATTCACGTTTGGGTTTGACCTTGATTTTGGTCAATAGCCCGCCAATTTCAATGAGCCCCTTGATTGGTTCCCGTTTCAACATATCGGAATATTTTTGAGCCACTTCCGGGTTTTTCCCGAAATAATAAAGCGCAACCTCACTGTTGTCTAAATTCGCAACAAGGTGGTTGATGTGGTCATTTCCGAATATCTCAATGGCTTTGTCCTCCGTTTCTTCATAATCCTTGACCTTGAGCTTGGCCGCTCTCTCATAATGAGCCGCCTGGCGCTTTTCAAGTTTCTGAGCCCCCGCCTCGTGGGCGGCGGTCACGGTGGCCTGTTGTCGTGCCTGTTGGATGCCAGCGGCAACCTTGGCCTCGGTGACTTTGTCTTGGTACTCAATGACCGCGTCAATATAACCTTGGTCAGAGGGTCCCCCGTCATAGTCATCAGGGTTGGGTAGCGTTGGCGCCTCAGTCTTTTTCCCGCCCCTGGCTTGTTCCAGCGCAACCTTGAGGACTCTATTTTCATCCTCTAAAAATTCACGCTTTTCCTTTTCGGCGGCGGTTTCCTGTTTGGCCGTGTCAACCTTACCATTGAGCTTGTTAATACGTTTTAAGAAACCTCTCGGAGTCTCATTTTTCTTGGGATGCGTGTCCCCTTCAACAACTAGCTCAACCTCGTCAGCGTCCTCCTGGCCGTCACCAGGTTTGCCCTCACCCTCGGCCGGTTCAACTATCGGGTCAACTTCTCCCTCCCCAGGCTCAGGTGTTATGGTTGGCTCGTCTTTGATTTCCGCGTCTGGCTCCATGATTTTACCTCTCAAATGGTGTTTAGAGTGTGGCCAATATGGCCCCCGGTTTAACGCTCCGGTAAGCTAAAAATACCCCGCCTGGTGCGCTTCACTGAGAGGCGTGGCGGGTGCTATTTAATTATGCAAACGCTGGCAATGCGGCCGAAGGTCCACCGAATCCAACAACAACCCAGCCCAAAGCTCCGGACCACATAAAGGTTGCGGTTTCACCAACGCCGGTGAAGGTCGCGGTGGTAAAGCCCAGCGCCGTGGCTGGAGTCAATACCAAGGTCCCGCCATCAACGTCATGGACAATGGTCTTGAGTTGGCCGATATACAAGCCGTCTGCCAGGGTCATGGCCTGACCGGCTCCAGCAGATTCAGCCAAGGTGATGCGGTTCAAGACGTCAACAGCGCCAGCCACCGCAATAGTTTGGACGCCGTCACCAGCGCCAACAGCAACAACAACCCCGGCGGTGATGGTCGATACCCTCAAGTCACTCACTCCATTTGGGTGGGTCACTCGGATGGTGTCGTCAACATTCAAATGCTTGTAAGCGTCATTGAAATACCCGGCGCCCATAACGGTCGACAGGGTATCTGAGCCGGAATCATAAACAACCAGATTCCCGCTCTCCTGGATATTTTCGGCGCTCCTTAATTTTGTGATGTCTAAGCTCATTTTGTTCAATGCTCCTTTTTAAAGTTTAATCGGGTACGTTCTCATTGTCATGCAAAAGCCTCACCTGCCTGGTCATCTCCTCATCGGTCCAGCCCTCGGACTTTGCCCGATGGATTGCCTTGTAAAGTTTCAGGCGGTCTTTGGACCAGAGCGCCCGGCGCAAATATCTGGGAATCACCCGCTTTGGGAGATACGGCTTTAATTTCTCGCCAACCTCCCCCCGGATTTCGTCCCGCTTTTTCTTTGCCGCGTCAACCGTTTGCTTCACCTGGAGGGCGGCATAATCAACGGCAACGTCAGAGGTGAGGCCCTCCTCACTGGCTTGCTTGGCGTCCAGGTCGTCCATCATTTCCCCGGCCTCCAAAATCTCATGTGGGGTGGGGTCAAGGTGTTGGTGAGGAGAGCCGTGTTGATGAATCCGCTCAAACTCAGCCTCGGTGATTTCGTGGGTTTCAACCTCTCTCGATTCGTCCATTTTCCATTTCCTTGAGGATTCGCTTTTCCCGTTTCTCTAGGATATCACTCACCTGGGCCAGCTTCGTATGGGTCGGGACCATGTCGACAGCCCTGACAATCCTGTCTATTTCTAACATATCTTTTGCATAATGGCCAACCGATTTGTCAGCGTCAGACAGTATAATCAAACACTTTGAGCAAAGGTCATCTTTTGGCAACACCGCCGGGCCACATTCATGGCCCTTGTTTTTGGTCCCATAACACTTTTCGCAAACTTCGTACGGCATACAATCCCCAGGTTTAATGTTATGGGTCCAGAGCTTGGACCGTTTGAGCGGCCAGTTTTTCCGTCCTTGCCCTCCGCACATATCAATCAATCCCTAGTTGCTCCCGAAGTTTCCGGGATTTGGTGTGGAGTTTGTCCATTTTATTGAAACGCTTGTCCTGGACCTTCCGCTCGGCGTCAATGGCTTTGTTGACCTTTTTCAACTCAGCCAACTTGGTCAGCTTTGTTTTTGCTCCGGTCACCTGCTTTGCCGGTTTCGGCCGCTTGAATCCTGTTATCCCTCTAGGCATGATGCCCCTCCTTATTGTTTTATTGTGGGTTCTACTTTCTTTCTCAGCTTCCCTTGTTCTGAAACAACAAGGGCATCCGGGACGGCGGTGGCAAAAAATCCCGGAATCCCCTCACCAGCACCATCTATGTCTTGGCCTATCTCCCGTTTTGCTTTAATCTCCGGCAAAAGGGCGTCAATGGCCTGGCATATTTCAACAGGGAGGTCAACGGTGACGTTGTGAACCACGCCTAGCGACAATTTCCCCTCTTTGTAGGCTTTCTTATTATAAAAAAGTTCAAACTTCACCTCAATTTTGTTGTCGTCACAATCCACATGGCAATGGACGGGCGCCCAATAATCCCCAGCCACTCCGTTTCTTAATTCAAACTTTTTTTTTAATCCTAACATTGATTTGCCCTTTAATGAGATGGGTTAAAATGGCAAGGCTTCGGCTTGGCTCTGGCTTTGCTCAAACGCCGCTTTTCTGAAATCCAACAGCGTTTTGACCTCGCTTATCTTTGTTTCTGATTGAATCTTGGCGGTTTCGGCCGCAATTTTCTGGGCGTCAGCCACGTTTTTGACGGAGCCACTATCCAGGTTCCTGGCTTGGCTCTGGAATTTCAGAGCCTCGGCCTCGGCCTGTTTGCCTAGACTTGCGGCCAATTCAGCCTGGGGGTCAGGTTTCGGCTCAGATTGCTGGGCCATGAATTCCTTGTCCTCATCCGTGTCAGGTTTCTTGAGTCCCATCAACAGCATATTTTTGCGGTTCATATCCTTGAGCGGCTGGAGTCCCACCCCTTCCATGTTTTCCAACATGACAGCCAACAGGGCTGGAAAATACTGTTGGCCGGATGGGTTGCTCGCCAGGAGGTCGCCAATGCCTTTGAGGTTCTCAACGGTTTCCTCTCTCATGCTGTCATACTGAGGCCCAACATCAGAATAGGCTCGGAATTTTTTGCCCCTAAGGTTGTTTGATTCTTTAAAGAGGCCGGTCTTTTCATCCATCACCATCTTGAGGAGATGCTCCTGGCCATCGGTGCCATCAATGCCCAAGGTACGGACCATTTGCTCCCGGTTGTAAATGTCTGAGGCCATGCTCTGGTAAACTTGCCCGCTCCACTCAATGGCCGTTGAGATGTTATCCTGGACCGGCTGGGTGTTGAGGTTCATCCGTTTGGTGATTGCCCGGATTGCTTTACCGGAGGCGTTGGGGTCCATTGTATCCTGAGGGACGCCGCCGGTGGTTTCTCGGATAAACTCCAGCACCGCTTGGATACTGGTGGCGGTGTTGCCGTCAATCTGGCCGGGGTTGAGGTATCCAGTGGGGCCGTGGTGGACCAGGTTGTCATCACCATCCCTGAGGGACTTGGCCAGCATATAAGGCTTATTCGTTTTGTTTACCCAGGTGTTGGCAATTCCATCAACCATCTGGTCGGGGTCGAAAATGGGGACGCCCTGCCCGTTGCTGGCTGAATTCTCAGCCACCTGGTTCATGTGCATATTGAAAAGCCTGGCGGCGTCCTTGAGTTTCCGGACCAAACCGCTGTACCATTCCGCGCCATCAACAAAAGCCCGGTATCCATAAACCGGAATGATAGGGAGCCACTTGCCGGAGATTCTTTTTGGCGGCTCAAGGAAATCAGAGCCACTAAAAACAGATTTCTCAACGTGCTGGACTACAATCTTGCGCTTCCGGACAAATTCCCTGGATTCGTCAGACTTCAATTCTGACTCTATAAAATCATGGTCCTTTTTGCTCCAGTATTCCACCTCACCGGTGACCAGGTTGTTATAAATAAAAACGGACTCTTTTTTCCTGATAATTTCGTACCTGGTCGCCACCATAACTGAGGACAAAGCTCTCCCGCTCATCCAATTCCATTCCCTCCGGCTCTCTGGCTCATAGGCTGAGGTCGGGTCAAATCCCTCACCAAACGCCTCTTTAAATGAGTCGTGAGTGAATTCAGTCAGGACCGTCACCCACCGGGCGTCTTTCTTGTCAATACGCTTGGCCGCCTGGTCCCAGAATACAGTATTAAAAGCGTTGTTAATCGGGCGCCATTCAACGCGCTGGCGCTCGTTCTCCGGGTCGCCTTCGTCCTCAAAATTGGTGGCCATCTTGAAGGCGCCATAACCACAAGTGGCCGCCTCATAAACAGCGTTGTCCAAAGCCATTTTTCCGGAGCCGTCCCGGAAGTCAGCCCGATAAATTCCATTTAAAAGCTCGGCGTCCTTATCGGTTGTGATGTCATCGTCCGGCCGGTATTCCACGCCCTGGCGGTTGAGGTTCCACTCACCAATGAAGCGGTAAAGGAAATTTGAGACAAGGTCAAATTCCATCTTGGCCCGTTCTGCAAACACCTCCTCAAGAAAGCCCTCCCACATTCCACCGGTGACATTGACAAAACGGAGGTCCTCATTGGCTTTGTCACGCTGGTCAGCCATGATGTCAGCATCATTGCCGATGTTACCCTTATAGTCATCCAGGCGGGCGTCCATTGTTTCGGTGCCGCTGTCTCTCTCTCGGTTGGTTTCGTCAGCCATTGACTAAATCCTTTTCATGGTGGGAATAGATATAGGGCCGGTCGGCGGCTTGTCCCGCTTCGTCATCCCGGGGAAAAGCTCCGTCATTGCCCAGACAAAAGCGTCAGCCCGGTTGGGTGATTTTTCCCCGATATATCCGGTCTGAGTAAAGCCACAAAGCTCATCCTCCAGGTCATCGAAACGCCCAACAAATTTAATTTTTCCAAGCTCAGTGAGGGCGCTTATCGGCTCGGCCCTCACCACTTTACCTCTGGAGGCTCGTACCGCTTTATAAGAGACGTTAGGGTCAGCCGCTCTGACGGTGAATTCTACCATCCCACCGCCAAAGTTTGACTCCCCAACTACACGGTCAGCCTTGTGTCGACCATAAGCCTGGGCAACAACTTGGCCCCACTTACTCGGCCCACCGCTGACAGTCAGGTCCTCCAATATGTATCCTATACCATCAGAGCCAAGGGCCGCAACAACAATTCCGATATCGTCATTGTTTTCGCTCTCATTATCGGACGCGCCGGACGGGTCGACCGCCACCACAACCCGGATGAAATTAACATCGTCAGGGATTGCCGTCACCCTGGCCGCCTGGATTGTATCTGAATTCCATAGGTCATTGTCAGAGTCATCAGCAAACTTGCCCAGCCAAAAGCGGTCCCGCTGGGCCTTTGGGAGTTTTTGTAGGGCTTTCATATAAGCGGCCGGGAGGTTCTCGGCGTTGTCGGCCGGGTTCATCATCATTGCGGCATAGTCACCAGGGTCCTCCAGGGTGGCCTTTGATGTGGGTTCTCTCTTTTCAATAAACAATTTGTGGGACCAGTGGCTTTTTTTTGGTGGATTTTCATCCAAGAACAACTTGAGGCTCAACTCCCTGGTGGTCCCGTCCTTCGCCTTATAGAAACATTGCTGAGCCAGCCTGGTCACCATCATTAAAAATGAGTTGTATGATATTTGTGAAACTTCATTCAAAAAGATGGTGGCATACTCTCGCCCCAGGATTTTCTCGGTGCGCTCTTTGTCATCAAGGCCGCCAAACCATATCTCAGACCCGTTGGGGAATTTGACAAACCAGTCCTCCTTGTTTGGTTTGAAGGGGACGCCAGGGAAACAGAGGCGCATGACTTTGGGGAATGTATCGTAGAAAATAGAGGCTTTGACGTGGTTGAAACGGAATCTGAGAATGGCGTGGCGGCTGTTTGGTACAGCCAAGGCTCTCCAGACAATGGTCCGGACAATGGTGAAAGTTTTGGTTGAGCGGCTCCCACCAAAGAGGAGGATATAAAGGACCTCGGTCCCTATAAGACCAAGGGCCTCCTCCTGTTTCACCGTCAGCTTGAAAGGTTTGTCCTCCCCAACCTCAGGGGGTGCATCTATGACGGCTGTCATTTTGGGAATCGGCTCCGGAGTCGGTGAGCCAGGCCAACAGCGCTGTTGCCCCGTTTCTTTTTATTTGCGGGTGCGGCCGCTTTGCGTTGCAACGCCTGGCCCTCTTTTGCTGTCATTTGACCGCCAACGGTGCGTTTGGTCTTTGCCAGCTTTTTGGCGGCGGCTTGCTGGTCAACTCTCAACTGACCTTTGGCTTTGATGGATGGTTTTAGGCTGGTTTTCTTTTTGGTGGCCATGACGCTCCTTTTATGAAAAAGGGTTTTTAATTATGAAATCAAATTATAATACCCCAACAGCCGTGAAAAGTATTTACAAAAACTCTGACTTTTGAAACCTTGAGACAAGGTCACGCTGTTGAATCTCAACGGCTTTGTCATGGTGGCCGTGGCTCTCGGCCAGGCGTATCAGGCAATCAGAATGACACCGGGAGCCGTCATCCTGGCGGGTGTAGGTGTTTTCCTTTTCGGCATTGAGTGGCAACCGGCACACATAACAGACCGGGGTGGTCCCGCTGGACGTCCAGGTTTTCCCTGGGTCCTTAGGACAAAGGCAAAGAGTCCCCCAGCCGCCGCATTTTTTACAGGTCAATGGTTCGGTCATCTCACCCCCCGGGTCATGTCCATGATTAAATAATATGAGTTTTTAATATAGATAAGGCTCTCCTGGGTTTTGGCGTTCATAATTGCCCTGTAAAATAAAACCGGGAAAGGCGTCACAAAGTCCCCTGGTCAAGGTCATCCATCACAATGGAGAGCGGTGAGGTAAAATCAACTTCCCGTTTGTCCCGCCATTCTTTGGGGCGCCGGTTGTTGAGC